ACCTTATATTCTTCAAAAACACTAATACTAGCAATAATTGGATTGTTTACAATTTTCTGACTACGGACTCCCAATTTATTTTAAAATTAGATTTAACAGATCAGGGTAATTCGGCAGCAAATACTGCTTCTTGGTACGCTAATAATTCTTATTTTAAAGTTGAGCAGTATAATGATACAAATGGATCAGGGCCAATTATTGCTTACTGCTGGCATTCGGTTGAAGGCTACAGTAAGTTCGGCAGTTACACCGGAAATGGGTCTCCGGATGGGACGTTTGTGTACACAGGGTTTAGACCTGCTTTTGTTTTATACAAACAAACATCAGGTACGGGAGGCTGGTCTATATTTGATTCGGAAAGAGAAAGTTATAATCAAGTTATTCGGTCATTGGCTGCAGACAGTTCTAGTGGAGAAATAACTTCTGGAAGAGCCTCAGACTTTTTGTCTAATGGATTCAAGTGGAGAAACAGCATATATGGAAACTCTAACAACCAGAAGTATATCTACATGGCATTCGCAGAACAACCATTCAACTACGCTAACGCACGCTAATCACAAATAAAATTTGCTTCTGAAAAAGTTTTCAGAAGCAAATTCCTTCCTTTCTCAGAACACAATCCTTATAAATATAAATATTAAGAAAACAAGGTAACTTCATGGCTTCCCTTTCCAATATTTTTATTGACCAAGGTTCAGATTTCATAACTATTTTATTTGTTGGTGATTCTAATGGAGATGCAACCGATTTGTCTAATTATTCTGTCATTGCTCAACTTCGTAAAACATATGAATCTGTTAATGCTGTTTCATTCACAGCCGAATTTGATGATGACAGAACAACAGGAAATATAACCATCTCTTTGACAGCAGCACAAACTGCAGCATTAGAATATGGAAGATATGTTTATGATGTTTTAATTACAAATACTAATGGATTATCTACAAGAGTTGTAGAAGGAATAGCAACTGTAACTCCAGGAGTTTCTAGGACATCTTAATATGGCTGTAATAAATAAACCACGTGTTATTAAAACAGTAACTCCCATATCTAAAGAAATTTTAAGAGTTTCAGTTCCAGGATTACAGGGACCATCCGGAGATGTGGGAACAACTGGTTTACAAGGCGAAACTGGTTCACAAGGTCCGCAAGGTCCGCAAGGAATAACTGGTCCACAAGGTCCGCAAGGAACAACTGGTCCACAAGGCACACAAGGAATTCAAGGTGAGACGGGTATTCAAGGACTTCAAGGTCCACAAGGTGATGCTGGTCCACAGGGTCCACAAGGAGATGCTGGTCCTCAAGGAATTCAGGGATTACAAGGAGTTCAAGGACTTCAAGGTGAAATAGGATCAACAGGTTTACAAGGTCCACAAGGCGATGTTGGTCCACAGGGTCCACAAGGAGATGCTGGTCCTCAAGGAATTCAGGGTCCACAAGGCATACAAGGTCCACAAGGCGCAGATGGTGCTGACGGCACAAGCATTTTGCTTAAAGGTGCAGTCGCTACTGTAAATGATTTGCCTAGCGGTGCTACCGATGGTGATTTATATATAGTTGCCGCTGATACTCATGGATATGTTTGGGGAAATAGTCAATGGACTGATGTTGGAGTTATTCAAGGACCACAAGGTGATGTTGGACCACAAGGAATTCAAGGACCACAAGGTGATGTTGGACCACAAGGAATTCAGGGAGAAGTTGGCCCACAAGGATCAGAAGGAATTCAGGGTCCAGCTGGTCCAACAGGTCCACAAGGAATTCAAGGACTTCAAGGACCACAAGGAGAAATTGGTTCACAGGGACCACAAGGCATACAAGGACCACAAGGACTTCAAGGTCCACAAGGTCCACAAGGAGATGTAGGACCACAAGGTTTACAAGGTTTACAGGGTGAAGTTGGACCACAAGGTGAAGTTGGACCACAAGGTATACAAGGCGAACAAGGTATACAAGGCGAACAAGGTGTTCCTGGAACCTTTACAATATCTGGACAAATAAATAATACTTCAGATATAGATATAACAAACATAGCAGATGGTGCTTTATTACAATATTCTGAATCATTAGCTAAATGGATAGCAACAACTGAAATAGATACTACTACAGGTGAACTAAGATTAAATGGTGGCACTTATTAAAATAAAGGGAAGAAATGTCTACTTTAATACAAATAAAACGAACTACTACAGCAGATTTACCTACTGCTAATAGTGGTACTCTTAATTTAGGTGAGCTAGCGTATGTTTATAATACTTCTCCTACCTCTGGCTCTATAGGTCCAGGAGGTAATGGAAGAAGATTATATATCGGTAATCCATCAAGTTCTACAGATGTTCCTATCAAAATAGGTGGACAGTATTACACTGACATGATGGAACATGCAAAGGGCACATTAACTGCTGATTCCGCAATTATTGTAGATAATAATAAAAAAATTGATAATCTAAAAATAGACTTTTTAGATTTAGATGGAAGAGCAATTACTTCTACCGATACTGATGGTGACATTGAAATTACACCAAATGGTGTTGGTAAAACCATCATAAGTAACATCTATACTGATGCTACAACTTCTCTACAAGAATATATTGAAGATTTGACAGGTGGTTCTATTGTTGCAGGTGAAGGTATTGATGTAACATATGACGATTCTGCTGGTACTACAACTATTACCGCTGAAACTGCTTCCGATAGCAATTTAGGTGTTGCAAAATTTAATGTTAGTGATTTTTTGGTAACAAATGGAGATGTTACAATTGCTACAGGTGGTGTTTCCAATGCGCAACTAGCTGGTTCAATCACAAATGCAAAATTATCAAATTCAACAATCAGTGTTGCTGCTGATAGTGGAACCACTAATGCAGTTGATTTGGGCGACACGCTTACCATTGGTGGAGGAACAGGTTTAACATCAACTGTTTCTGGAGATTCTATTTCCATTGCTCTTGACAACACAGCTGTCACTCCAGGAAGTTATGGTTCTTCTTCAGCTATTCCTACTTTTACAGTTGATGCTCAAGGACGATTGACTGCAGCAGGAACTGCTTCTATTTCCACAACACTTACAATTGCTGCAGATGATGGAACTGGAGCAGGTGGTGTTTCTCTTGCTTCTGATACTTTTTCTATTCTTGGTGGAGAAGGTATTGACACTTCTGTTACTAATGATACCATTACAATTGTTGCTGAGACTGCTTCTGATACCAATTTGGGCGTTGCTTCTTTTAATACTAATGATTTTTTAGTAACAAATGGTGATGTTACAATAAAAACTGGTGGTGTTTCCAATGCACAACTAGCTGGTTCAATTACAAATGCAAAATTGGTTTATGATTATGTGACAATAGGTGCAGCAACAGTGACATTGGGTGGTTCTGCAATTACTGATTTAGCAAATCTTACATCAGTTCAAGTTGACAATTTAACAATTAATGGTAATGATATTTCTTCAACTGATACTGATGGCAATATCACATTAACACCTGATGGAGAAGGTGTTATTAATGTACCATCTGGATATGAAACAAGAACAGGATTTGGAAGCAATTCTCTCACAAACAAAACTTATGTTGACCAAGTTGCTCAGGGATTAGATGTTAAAGAATCTTGTAGAGTTGCAACAACAGCAAATCTTTCTGCTACATACAGTTCTGGCGTATTAACAGCATCATCCAATGGTGCTATTATTGTTGATGGTGTTACCCTTTCTGTTGGTGATAGAATCTTGGTAAAAGATCAAACAGCACAAACTGATAATGGTATTTACACTGTTACAAATACTGGATCGACAACTGCAGTATTTGTTCTTACAAGAACACCAGATGCAAATGAAGCAGATGAAATTACAGGTGGGGCATTTACTTTTATTGAAGAAGGTACTGATAATGCAGATGCTGGATTTGTGGCAACACATAATGGTACGCCAACAATAGGTGTTTCTAATATCACATTTGAACAATTTTCTGGAGCAGGACAAATTTCTGCTGGTGATGCTTTATCAAAAACAGGAAATACATTAGATGTTTTGTATGACAATTCTTCTATTGGATTGAACGGAAATGACCAGTTGTATGTATTAGCAAGCGGAATTACCAATGACATGTTGGCAGGTTCTATTGCAAATGCAAAATTAGCAAATTCAACTGTCACAATTTCTGATGGTTCTAATTCAAATGCAGTTGATTTAGGTGACACTCTTTCTATTATCGGTGGAAATGCTATCACCTCTACGCATTCAACAGATCAAATTAGTTTGGATGTAAATGTAGATGACAGTTCAATTGGAATTAGTAGTGACGCTTTGTACATTAAAGCTCTTGGTGTAACCAATGACATGTTAGCTGGTTCTATTGCAAATGCAAAATTAGCAAATTCTTCAATTACCATCAACAGTCAAGTTATTGCTTTAGGTGCTTCATATGTATTTGATACGGATGATTTCCAAGAAGGAGCAGGAGCGACTAATTTGTGGTACACTACTGCTAGAGTAAGAGCAGATGTAGGTGTTACTGCAAGCACAGGATTAGCATATGATCAATCATCAGGTAATTTTTCAGGTGTAAATGCTAATACTGCTGGTACCAAAGGGGTTTCCACATATAGTTCATCTAATTTTAATGTTACTGCTGGACTTGTTACTATAACTGCAGTTGATGGCGGATCATATTAATAATAAATTATGTCATCTGTAATTAAATTAAAAAGGTCTGAAACTAGCGGTTCCATACCTACAACTTCAAATTTAGAAATAGGTGAGGTTGCTGTTAATACAGCAGATCAAAAAATCTATGTTCGTTCTAGCACTGGAATTGTTGTTGTAGGAAATGGTGCATCATCAGGCGCTGCAGGAACATCATTTACTAATATTTCTGTAAGTGGACAATCTACAATACAAGCTGATAGTTCTACGGACACTCTTACGCTTGTTGGCTCTGGACTAAATAGTATTACAACAGATGCAACCACAGATACTATTACAATAGGAACTCCAATAGGAATTCCATTTTCTGATACAAATGGATCATCATTAAGTTTAAAATTAAGAGTTGAAGCAGGAACATTATCAGAAGCAGTACAAAGTTTGTATTTGCCATTTACAGATTCTAATGGAACATCATATACTACTATGGTAATGAGCTAAAAGGAAAATAATGGCTGCACAGTCTCCTATAAAAGCAACGTATACGGGAAGCGACCCTACTGGATTAGCAGAATTTATTTCTACTGATTTTATTTCTATTACTGATGGTGGTACTGGAGCAGTTACCGCTTCAGATGCAAGAAATAATTTAGGTCTTCAGATAGGTGTTGACATTCAAGCGTATGCAGCAACTTTAGACGATATTTCCGCATTATCACCATCTGATGGCAGTTTTATAGTTGGTAATGGAACAAATTTTACTATAGAATCTGGTGCAACTGCTCGAGCAAGTTTAGATGTTTATTCAACATCTGAAGCATTAGCCGTTGCAAATAATCTTAGTGATTTAAACGATGCTGCTACTGCAAGAACAAATTTAGGAGTAGGTAGTGGTTCTAATGTAACATTTACTGATCTAACATTGACAGGCAATCTTACTGTACAAGGAACAACTACTTCATTAAATACAGAAACCATTGTTTTAGATGACAATATAATTTTATTAAATTCTAATGCAACAGGTTCGGCAACAGAAAATGCTGGTATTGAAGTTGAAAGAGGAAATGACACTAATGTTTCTTTTTATTGGGATGAAACAAACGATCATTGGACAGTAGCTACTGAAGATTTTGCAGCATCAACATTTATAGGTAATTTAACAGGTAATGTTAGTAATGGAACAGTTAGTGGTTTAACATCAGCAATTGCAATTGCTGATGGTGGAACTGGAGCAACTACAGCTGCTGGTGCAAGAACAAATCTTGATGTAGACTCTTCTCAAGAGGTAACTGATAAAGCAGTTAACAATGGAATTACTTTTTCAATAGCATTAGGATAAAAAATGCCAATACCATCAACAAAAGAAGAATTTAGACAATATTGTCTTCGTGCATTAGGACATCCTGTTATTGAAATTAATGTTGATCCTGATCAAGTAGAAGATCGCATTGATCAAGCACTTCAATATTTTGCTCAATATCATTATGATGGTGCAGAAAGAGTCTATTTAAAATATCAAGTTTCTCAAGATGACATTGATAGAGCAAAATCAAATAATTCATTATCTTCTGTGACTGATGTGGATGGAGCTACTACAGCAACATGGTTAGAAGGTAAAAATTACATTCCTGTCCCAGATTCAATTATTTCTGTCATAAAGGTATTTGATTTTTCTGATAAAGGTAACATCAATATGTTTGATGTTCGGTATCAATTAAGATTAAACGATCTTTATGATTTCTCTTCGACATCTATTATTCATTACGACATGACAATGAAACATCTAGATCTTCTAGAAAGCATTCTTGTAGGTCAAAAACCAATTCGACATAATCAACACATGAATAGATTATATATTGATATGGATTGGCAAACTGACATTGTTGTAGGTGAATATTTGGTGATCGAAGCAATTCGAAAAATTGATCCTTCTACATTTCCAAATATTTGGAATGATATGTTTTTAAAAAAATATGCTACTCAATTAATTAAACTTCAATGGGGTGCAAATCTCATTAAGTTCAATGGTGTGCAAATGTTAGGTGCTGTAACAATTAATGGAGAAACCATTTATCAACAAGCGCAGGAGGAAATTATAAAATTGGAAGAGCAAATTCAACTTGCCTTTGAATTGCCTCCTGAAATTATGATAGGGTAAATATGCCAACTTCAGTTTATTTTGATACAGGCACAAAAAGAGAGCAAAGATTATATGAAGATTTAATTATTGAACAGCTTAGAGCATTTGGACAAGATGTTTTTTATCTTCCAAGAAAAATTGTAAATCTTGACGATATATTTGGAGAAGATCCTATTTCTACATTTAATGATGCATATTTAATTGAAATGTATGTTGAAAATGTAGAAGGTTATGAAGGACAAAAAGAATTAATGACCAAATTTGGAGTTGATGTTCAAGATGAAATTACATTTGTTGTTTCAAGAAGAAGATGGGAACAATTTGTTTCAATTGATGAAAATATTACAGAAGCATCTAGACCAAATGAAGGCGATTTAATATATTTTCCATTAACAAAAAAGGTATTTGAAATAGGATTTGTTGATCATGATAATCCATTTTATCAATTAAGCAATTTACCTATTTATAAACTACAATGTAGAACATTTGAATATAGTTCTGAAGAATTTAATACTGATATTACAGAAATTGATTATATTGAAAACACATATTCATTGAATATGCAGACTTATAAAT